AATAACTAAGGACCTGGGAACACTAAGAGCCGAGATATTGGTTTTCAAGAACCAGGCGGCCATGAACATGATCGAAATCGGGAAGAGATTGGTAGAGGTAAAGGAGCAACTGCCACATGGAACATTTGGAAAATGGGTGGAGGATGAGGTCCAGTTTACCCAGCAAACAGCCAATAAATTCATGCGAGTTGCCCGGGAAATGGCTAATTACGCGTCAACGCGTAATTTGGAATCCAGCAAAGCCTTCGAACTACTAGCTTTGCCGGCAGAAGAAAGGGAAGAATTCATAAAGCAGAACCCTTTGGAAGAAATGACTCAGAAGGAATTAAGGGAAGCTATCAAGGCCCGCAAGGAAGCAGAAGAAAGAGCTCAAGAAATGCTCAAGGAATTGGAAGGAGAAAGAAGAGAGAATACGAAGCTCAGGAAGTCAAACACCGAATTGCTCACAAGCAAACCGGAGCCGGAGATCATAACCAAGGAAATCACAGTCGAGAAAGAAGTCATCCCATCGGATTACAACTCAATCAAGGAGAAGGCTAAGAAAGCAGCTGAGATGGAGCAATACAGTAAGAGCCTACATGAGAAGCTGAAAGCAGCAAATGAAGAGGTGCTTCGGCTCACAAAGGCCCAGGAGGAGTTAAGAGCCACTTCAAGCACAAAAGGACCTAACACACCACAATTCAACGTATTGGCCTTCATGAGTCACTTAGGAAGTTTTGTGCAGGAAATAAACCAGTATATCTACAAGGCTGAAGAGTTTAGCACTCTATCTGAAAAGGAAAGAACCAAATGCCTGATGGCACTCGACAAAGTGGATTCAACACTATACGAGCTAAGGCAAGGTATAAAAGGATCCGACAGAACAATAGTGGAGGTGGATGTTAACTAATGGAAATGAAGGAGCTGGATTTCAATCCAACCGGGCTGGAAAAGCTGGAGATGATGGTCAAGACAATGAACATGATGATGGATATGACCCGAGACTCTTCAAGGGCCATAGTCAACTTGCAGAATGCTGTCAAAGACCTAAAGAATACCGAAATCATTGACCCGGATCAGAGATATAACCTGCAAGTCTATGTACGCGAACAAGTCAATTACGTAATCAAGGAAAACAAACTGGAATCATCTAAGAAGAACAAAGGCCTCATATACCCGGATATCTGGAGAGAGGTAAAGCGCAAGTACAGGATTCCTTCGTATTGCTGGCTTAAGAAGGATGACTACAGAGCTTGCAAGCTGTTTATCTCACAATATACTGTATCGCCGGAGCTGCTAAGCAGGCTCGATAAAGATGGAGCTTCATAAAAGAAAGAACCCCCGCGGGTACGACTTCGCGAAGGTCCACAAAACAAATAACCAATTATATTGTACACGATATCTTACTAAATTGCTAGATAGCCGAAAGGCATCTAAATAAATTCAAAAACCCTCTGAATGGCGGTAATCATTCAAGAGGCAGGGATTACATCAGTGAATTCAGGAGGAGGGCACTCTCTCAGCTCACTTCTCCTATTGATCTGGATGAGNNGTGACCGGAATGAAAGAAGGTGAGTTAGTTAATGGCGAGGCCCACCAAAAGAGGACTCGATTACTTTTCTCTAGATGTGACATTAGATGATTCGGTGGAGCTGGTGGAGGCTGAACATGGCCTCATAGGATTTGCAATACTGATCAAGATTTGGCAGAAGATTTACTCTGAAGGATACTACATCGACTGGAAAGAAGATAACCAAATGTTGTTTTCGAGAAAGATAAACTCCAATAAGGAACTGGTTTCATCGGTTGTAAGTACCTGCATACAGAGAGGATTATTCTCAAAAGACATGTTCGACAGGTATGAAATCTTAACCAGCAAATCAATTCAAACACGGTACTTAGCAGCGTGTAAAAACTCAAAAAGAGCAGTAATTCCGTTTACTCAGAGTTATTCCTTAGTAACTCCAGAGGAAACCCCATTTACTCCGGAGGAAACCCCGGTTTCTCCGGGTGAAAGTACACAAATAAAAGAAAAGAAAAGAAAAGAAAATGAAACTAAAGTAAATGAAATAAAACAAGAAGAAACTGTGGTTGTTGTTGTGGATAACTCGAGGAATATTTATCGGGAATATGAAGCAGCAGGGTTCGGAACAATAAGCCCGGTTATCATGGATCAGCTTACTGACTTGGAGACAGACTACGGGTTTGAGTGGACAAAAGATGCACTCATCGAAGCAGCAGCTTCCGGAGTAAGGACAATCAAGTATACAACGGGCATCTTGAAAAACTGGAAGGCTAGAGGACGAAATGCTCCGAAGCCAGAGTACAGGAGAACCAAGGAGCCGGTGAAGCCAGACTTCACGGAAAGAGAGTACAACTACAGCGACTTAGAAAAGCAATTGCTAGGACGAGCGTGAGGAGGAATGAAATGGAGAAGTTGCAAAAGGAGCTCTCAGAGCTTAAGGCACATCAGGCATTGGCAAAACCGATAGTTCAATTCTTGGAGGGAACGGCCTTCATGGATGACGAACTGGCTAACAGAATCAACCAGGCTGATAAAACCCTCAAGAGTTGCATAGATTATGTCTTCAGCGAGGCGAAGAAGAAAGCCGCTGGAGGAACAGCTGCAGTGATGACAGACCAAGAGGTCTATGAGCTGGCAGTAAAATACTACGAGTCTGACAACAAGGATCTAACCATCAAGCCTACAAAAGCAACGGTTGTCGCCGGAAGCACAAAAGATAACGCAAGCGACAAGGTGAGTGCAGAATCACAAAATGCTGATTCGGAGGATGAGGAAGATGGAGAAGAGGACGCTTAAGGCCATACCGATTGAGCCACCAAGTGAGCAAATCCTGCAAGCGGCAAAAGACCTAAGCAGGATACCCAGAGAAGGGTACTACATACTGCGAGCCAGGCTTTACCAGGACACAATGCTTTTGGATGCCTACTCGGTAGATAAGCTCAACGAAGGACAGTTTCATGAGTACAGGATATACCACGAGCATGGCCACTTTGATGACTACATAGTCCAGAGCTTCAGGCCGAATCACTCCGAAACATGGCGTGTAGGGACGATACAGGCATTGGGGATATTCAGCACATGGCGGAAGACCCAAGCCACATTCTTCGCGGACCACGAGTCAAGAGATACAGCCCGAGAGTTTCTTAAGGCTTATGCATCCGGATACAAAGACATACCGATGAGTCCTGAACTGGATATGCATATCTTCAAGGAGTTGCTGAAGTACCAGGAAGAAATCGCACAAGGACGGATCCGCCGAGGTAACAAGAAGCTGACAGACATCATCGATGAAGAAATGTCTCAGGTTCCGGAGGAGCCGGACAACTTCAAAAAGTGGATCGAGGAAGAAGTGCTCTTGAGGAGCCGGTATATCTACTACGACTACAAGAAAGGTGCTGCCAAGCAGAAAGGCAGATGCACTTGGTGCGGAGCAGCAGTTGAATCAGAATCCATGCGAAACAATAAAAAGGGAGTCTGCCCGGAATGTCATAGCGAGATAACTTACAAGGCATCAGCAAGGACTGGCACGATAGTTGACTACGATACTGTTGCCCTGATTCAGAAGTGCGGTGATGAACGGTTCGTTCTCCGAAAATACTTTATCAACAAGCGATATGACTGGGGTGGAAGGAATCCACAACTTGGTATTTGGGAAAAGAACAGGACCATCTATAACCACAATCCGGACATAGCACCAAAGCTGTATTACTACGGTGAATTCAAGAAGTCAGGAGTAATTAGGTGGTGCGACGGAGACAATACAACAGGATACAGCCAAGCGCTCTACCAATACAACCTGCAGGAAGTGCTCAAGGACACTCCATACCGGTATTCAGCCATAGACATATTCGCAAGCAAATGCAAGGACCAGAGGTTTTTCGTAGATAGATACTTGTACCGATATCTCAAGATTCCGGAAATGGAATACCTGGTAAAGCTGGGATTCTACCGGCTCGTAGCAGACATATTGGAGCGGTTTTGGGAAGCAGACAAACTGATCAAGCCAGGTAAAACACCGCAAGAGACCCTTGAGATATCTACACAAGACATCAAGAGAGCTGCAAGGCTGGATGTGAACATCGAGAGGCTTAGGATACTGCAAGCTTCAAACAAACATAATATGCCGGTCACAGATGAGGAGATTGAGATTCTCGCAACAAAGTACGGCTATGAGCGAAATGAAGTGTTCGCGGTGGCCAAGTACTCCACAATACACCAATTTTTAAAATACATGGAAACCCAACCAAATACCATAAGCTACTATGCGGATTACATAAACATGGCCAAGGTTCTTGAATGGGATATAGCAGACAAGTTCATTTTATTTCCGAGGGACCTGAAAGAGGCACATGACAATGCAGTGAAGTTGTATAAGCCAAAGAAGGACATGATAGAGGACAGGGCCATAAAGAAAGCTTTCAGAAGCCTCCAGGAGCGATTTGGATATCAAGATGAGGAATATATCATCAAGCCTCCGCAAAACTTCAGGGAGCTGGTGACAGAAGGCCACACGCTACACCATTGCGTAGGCAGTTACTCAAGGAGAATAGCAACAGGTGAAACAGTGGTGATGTTCATAAGGGCAAGACAAAAGCCAAAGGAGCCGTACTTCACATTCGAGATAGACCCGGACAGACTACGAATCATCCAGATCCACGGCAAGAACAATTGCAACCCGCCGGAGGAGCTGCAGAAGCTGATTGAAACGTACAAGGCTGAAATCCTGAGTACCAAACAACAAATAGCAGTATAGGAGGTTACCAATGAGTACCCGAAAGAGATTCCATTACGGCCAGATTGTAAGCATCAAAAACAGAAAAACTGATGAAGCATTCAAAGCAAAGGTCCTTTCAGTGCTCAAGGATGGTCTCTTAGTTTTCAGAGGTGATAATGAGTATATACACGTTACATATGATCTGTGGTTTATAAATCCATTGTCAGTGTAAGGAGGTAGAGATGAGTAAATTCGACTACATGAATTTTTACAGTGGTTATGATATTAAGTTTGTCGCTAATGCTAAGAAGTACAGCAAAGATGAAACCATATGCCTATGTTTATCTGAAAATGACTCGAGATTTAACTACAAGTATGCAGGTAAAAAGTTATGCCGCATACCAAGAATCGAAGATGTAGAGCAATGGTCAGTAAGATACGTCACAAAAGTACCGAAAGGAACTGCTTGTGACATTAAGGGCGGGAATTACTCTTTTAGCAGACCTGGAAAGAGGGGAAGCTTCCCTGTATGGGTAATCAGTCTAGATAGATTGAGGAAAACTAAGGAGGTTGAATATGAAAATATTTAGATACTACTACCGCTGCATCAAGTGGCTTTGGGAAAACCGGAACTGGCAAAATACAAGGCAGAAGTGGAAAGCCATGGATAAAGAGGTGAGGCAATGAAAAGCCCTAGCGAGGCAATTATTAAACACGACCTAGGCGAGGAAGCATATAGGCGATTCAAGAGAAGGGAATTGAGAGAACTGATTATTGCGAAGGTAATAGCCGGGATAGTTACGATAATTGTAGTTTCTATACTTGGAAAAGCAGGAGTGATTTGATGGGAGGAAAAGAAATGAGCGATAAAAATAACATCGATAACCGTACTTTACCCGACTTAGACAAAGCAAATGAAGAAATAAAAAACGCAGTACAGGGGTTCATTGAATTCTTTAAGGTAGAGCCAGACATGGTAAACCATCCGCCTCACTACCAGATCGGAGGGATAGAGACCTTCGACATCATCAGGACGATGCTAACCAAGGAGGAGCTGATCGGGTACCTGAAAGGCCAGATACTTAAGTATAGGGAAAGAGCTGCATATAAAGGCCACCAGGAAGAGGATTGGGCTAAGGCTCGTTGGTACTATGAGAAATTGCAGGAGGAGACGGAATGACTTGGTGGCAAATAGTGATGCTGGCAATAGCTTTATCAATTACAAATGTGATGGCTTATATTATTGGTTGGAAGAAGGGATACGAGAAGTGCGAGAAAAATAACCAAGCATTCTTAGAAGCGGTTCAAGCAGCATACGGTGACGCAATTACTGAAGTTGTTGATAAGACAGTGAAAGCTATAAACAACATACCAAAACTTCTGGAAAGCGCAAAGATAAGGATTTATAAGGAGAAGCTGGAATGACAAACGAAGAGGCCATTAAGCAACTGGAGGACCTTATAGACAATAGGAAGCACCTTATTGTCTGCTGGGAAGAGTACGCACCTAAGTACAATGCAGACATACAAGCTTTAAAAATAGCAATTGAAAGGATGAAGACACCATACAGACAAGTATTCAGGGTAGTGACACCTGGGGGCTCAATTCGCTTTCCGGATGATCCGAGGGAGGATTTCAGACCATGATAGTAACATTTATAGTTAATGGTCCAATAGTAGCAAAGCAGCGCCCCAGGTTTAAACGTGCTACCAATAAGGTATTTACACCGGCAAAGACAGTAGGGTATGAGGGATGGATAAGAGATTGCTATGTATTCAGGGGTCCAGGGAAGGCACTTGAAGGCGAAATCAAGGCAACCATAGAAGCATACCTGGAAATACCAAAGAGCACATCTAAGGTAAAGCGGATCCAAATGGAGAAGGGCATAATTAACCCTACGAAAAAACCGGACACTGACAATATAGCAAAGTCTATACTGGATGCGCTGAACGGAATTGCTTACAAGGATGATAGCCAGATTGTAGAGTTAACAGTCAAAAAGCTGTATGCAGACAAGCCATTTGTCAAAGTAACGCTGGAAGGAGATTAGATGACTTACAAGATTACAAAAGCGATGATAAAGGTCATAAATGATCTGGTGGAGCTAGGAATGAGCATCAGAGAAATAGCTGCTATCCTTCAGATTAGCGACAATACTATAAAAGCCCATAAAACAGCATTAAAAGGCATCAGAGATGATTTGGTTTTATCTAAATATCTCTATGAGTACAATAATGCGATAGATGAAATGGTGAGAAACAGGCCAAAGAGAAAAGCATCTAAGCAAACAGTATATAACTCACCAAGATTATATCTTATGGATAAAGGTCCGGAGCTGGAGCCGATTGAAGCAATGAAGAACCTGATGGATTACAACATACCGGATCCTGTGAAATACTACCGTGATTGGAGACAACAATATGTCTGCGGATAAAATGGAGGTGTATTAATGATAAAACCTAAAGAAATATGGTCAGGAATTAAACGTTGGGCGACATCGCCAATGGATACTGGAGAGATACCGGCAAGTAATATGTCTGAAGAGGCGGAGCCGGATATAGATAAGGCAATTAGCGTAATAGAGCTTACTTCAGAGACTATATGCGAAATGATGAGAAGTGTAAATATCGATGGCGATGGTGAATCGGACGCTGAGGATCTAAAGAATCATTTAGAGCTAGCGGTAAAAGCTCTCAAAAAAATGCAGGAGCAAAAAGACCTGGATAAAGATGTAAAAATATACAAAGGCTCCAGTGAGGACAATCCGAAGGACTTCACCTGTAGTCATCTTGTAATTGTGGACCGCGAATCAATCCCTAGATGCAATATCAAAAATTATTGTTCACCGATAGGGTGTAACTACCAAGAGTAACCAGTCACTTTTCATACCTGAAGGAGGAGCTAAATGAGTAAAGCACACTATAAATACGTTGAGGCAGAATTGTATAATTATAATGACAATCTTAAGTATCTTGAGGAACTCAGAGAGGTAATTATTGACGGCACACCTACTCAAGGGGAGAGGGTGCAGTCTGGAGTAACATCAGACCCAACAGCTGATAAAGCCAATAAGCTTGTATCAACAACAAGGTTAATAACCTTGAATCGCAATATTGAATCAATAGGTAAAGCTCTTAGACTTATAAAAAATACTGGTGAACCCAAGAAGTATAGGTTAGTAGAGATGAAGTATTTCGAGAAGGAATACACTGATCATAAGATAGCTGCAGAGCTTTATATATCCCTGGAAACATACTATCGTTGGAAAAGAGACATTATCAAGTTAATAGGGTCATATATGGGAATTGAAACAGCATGACAAAAACATGACAGTTTTGAGACCCTAAATCATGATAATATTGTATTAGCCAAAGTCGAATAGCGAGTTCCAAGTCTTCTTCATAACGTGAGGACCCTGGTAGCAGGGTCCTTTAGTATTATCTGGAGGATAACTATACTGTTGCCAAGATAGACGATTATATATTCGATAACTTCACTAGGAAGGAATTAGATAAAGATATATAGGTTGGATTAAGACATTCACGATTGTGGGTGTCTTTTATATTGCATGAGAATAGGGATGAACATGATGGCTAATAGGTATAAGGACCCACGATGGGAACACAAGAGGATAACTGTACTGAAGCGCGATGGTTACAAGTGCAGGCAGTGTAAGCGGTATGGCAAGACAACTACAGCCAATACAGTACATCATATTAAACCGGTAGAGTCTTGCCCGGAGATGTACCTTGATAGCAACAATCTTATAAGCCTATGCGGCATCTGTCACAACAAGATGCATGATAGGGTGACGGATGGGCTTACACTACTAGGTCGGGAGTGGGTTGAAAGGATATACGGAGAGTAGTACCCCGCCCACCTCGCCAGGTTAACATATAACATGAAGGGACCGAGGGGGGAATCCTTTTCCAATAGAGCGAATACTGGAAAACTTTTTTTGAAGGGAGGGAGAGTGATGCCGAGACGAATAAAGACCGATAAAGAAATCTGGCAGGGTAAAGTTATTAAGGAAATGAAGAACCTTAATGTATACAAAAAGGAGTACAATCGACTGATTGAAATCTACGTAGATCTGAACATGCAGTACGATATGGCTATGGGTGAATTCATGCGTAGCGGATACCAGTATGAAACAGAGACAGCTGCCGGTGGAACTAAGAAGTCTGCTATCGTTGCTACTCTCGAAAGCCTAAGAAAAGATATAGTTACGTACAGCGACAGACTCTGTTTAAATCCTAAGGCTGTAGACTCAGTCAAGATTGATATTCCTAAGAAGTCAGTATTGGCAGAGACACTTAGGAATCTATGAGTAACTTTCCTAACTACGATTTAATATTCCAGTATGCTCGAGACATTATGTCAGGCGAGACTCCTGCAAACATTGAACAGATCCAGGGATGCGAAAGGTTCTTAAAGGACCTTGAAAATCCGGCCTACTACTTCGACCCTAAGCCAGCTGAAACCGTCATAGGAATAATAGAGCGAACCTTTGTGCATG